ATTTTAGATAAAATTGAAATATCAGACTTTGGAGCGACAATAGTACCAATTGGGAAAAAATTATCAAATGGATGCTACGCTTGTAAAAGCGGGCAATGGATTTGTGTTTATATAGGCGTAAGTTGTAATCTTAAATGCCCTTCTTGTCCGCAAAAATCAAGACACGGAGTTAAGAATTATATATGGGCGAATGGTGGTAATGATGATATATTTTCATTAGAAGATTTAAAAAGAGTTATCGATAAAAACCCTAGAATTACAGGTATATCGTTTTCTGGTGGTGAACCGTTTATGTATTTAAATAAAGTTTTTGAATGGTTAGATTATATTAACGAAAATTTCAAAGAACTCAACCTTTATAAATGGATTTATACAAACGGCACCCTAGTTACAGAAGATGATTGTATCAAATTAAAAGAACACGGTATAAATGAAATTAGATTTGATTTAGCCGCAACAAGATATAGTGATGATATAATAGATAAACTTATATATTGTAAGAAAATTTTTGAAAAAATTTGTGTAGAAGTGCCGTCTGAATTCTGGCAAGTAGATAGACTTATTGAAATTTTACCAAGGCTTAATGATATAGGAATAGATTATCTTAACCTACACGAACTTTGCGTTAATCAGGATAACGTGGAGGATTTAAAGAAAAAAGGTATTAATGAGAAATTGGTGTATTGTGATACCTATTTACCTTCATTATTTGATACTTACAGAGTCATAGAATATATAGAAAATAATGGATTAAATATAATCTACAATGATTGTTCTTTTAGAAATATGACGATGCAACATCTAGGTTGGCAATTTCAAAGAAATAAACAAAATAATGAATTTGCTTGGGAGTGTTGGGAAGATTTTCTAGTAAGAGCGGAAATCAACGGTCATACACCCTAAACGAATATATTTATATAACGGAGCATCAAAATAATCCTTGATGAAAACAAAATGAAAAGAAACGAAATTATAAAAAAACTAGTCGCTGAGGGATTTACAGAAAAAACATTAGCGAGTATGAGTGACACTAAAATTAATATATTAGCCGAAAGAATCATTGGGGAACAAATGAGCAGTTTGAAAAAAGGTGCGGTTGTGACCCCGAAAGCGAATGCAAATCCTGTGGATATAAAAAGAATGACCGATCAGGGTATTAATGTTGAATTGCGTGAGGATAAAAAAGAACCGAAAGAAGCGGCAAGAACATTTGCGAACCAAAATAGAAAAAATATGCCACAGGGGACTAAATTCCAAGCTGGACGAGCAAATAAAAATAAATTCAAGAATGAAGAAAGAGCAAAGGTTTCATCAATCACTAAACCATTTAAAACATTGGGTAAAACCAACGAAATAAAGGAAGAAGAATTGAATGAAAAGTTTGAAGTGAATCAATATGTGTTGACCGTAAAACATGATAATGGAACGGTAAAGATAAGAACGAGTGGAAGTAGTGAGAGCGCTGCGATTGAAAAAGTTATGAGTTCCGAAGGTTGTCCTAGACGAGCAATCACCAAAGTAGAAAAGGTTAAGAAAAAAGACGATAAAAAAGCTAAACTTGCTTCTACGTTAAAAAAATTACACGAAACCAAAGAAGTGAAAGAGTGGGTTGAAGGATTGGTTAAAGAAAATTATCATTCATTAACAACCAAGAATGAAATAATGGAACTGATTAAAGTTAAGTTGAATGAGCAAGCCGCTCCGGCCCCAGCTGAACCGACAACAAAGCCAACAACCAAACCAGGAAATCCCGCAATTAAACCAGGAAAACCTGAAAAAACACCATATCCTAATCCGTGGGAGCCACCTAAGGAAAACCCTAATCCAGACCCTGGACCGAAATATGAATTACCTGATTTTTTAAAATTTGATTCAATTGTATCGTCCATAAAAGATAACGATGTTGACCAAATAACTGAAATGATAATCAAACGATTAAAAAAATAACATATATGGTAAAGAACGATAATGAAGATAAATTGATTTTGGGTCAAAAAAAAGTTGAAACGGTTGAGCAAATGAAGTTTGACGACACTGGTAGTAGACCTGATCCAAGTGTTGAGGCGGGAGCGGCATCAAAAGAAACACCATTTAAATCGGTAAAATTCCCTGAAGCCCCAGAAGGTCATACAACTTATGAAGAACTACTAGCATCGGAAGAATATAAACACGCATTGGATAAATTAGCTCAATACACAGGTCAAAGAAATATTGGTAGTGGGATTAATGGTCAATATGCTCAATTATCAAATCAAGCAATGCGTATTTTACAGGAGGTTATGAGAGCTGAAACCGACCATGAGCAAGAGTTGGAGCAATTGGCGGAAAGAGTTATTCGTGAATATTTTAAAGTTCCTGAAAATGCGTTGAATCTTGAATTAAAATTAGTTAAGGAATCTGGTAAACCTAAAAAGAAACAATCTAAAGAAGAGCTCGAGCAAAAAGAAGAACAATTAATGAACGATGTGAATGAGTTAACTCCAGAAAGGGCAAAAAGAAGATTAGTTAACTCTATGACACAAGGTCACGCAGTCGATGCTATGTATTTGTTCGAAAAGGTTACTACGGAACTTCAGCAAATCACGGGAATCCAAAATATTGCAGAAAAATATGCAATTTTTATTGCAACTATGATGTTGGGATATTGGCAATTCCCTCCTAATTTATTAGCGGGGGCTGGCGCCGAAGGAACAGATGATGATGAAGGAGGGGCATCAGGTAAAACTGGTGTAGACACTTCAACTAATCCACCAACAGTACACGCACAAGCAATTATTTTTCCATTTTTACTTCACGAGGCGATTAAAGGTGTTATGGAATTTTTCGGTAAGGAAAAAAATCCTGAAAATCCTGAAAAAACGAAAGCCGCAATGGAATTAGAAGACCAACCACAGCACGAAATTTGGGATATTAGGTTAGGCCCAGCAATTTGGAGAAGACTTGTTAAGTTATTTCCAAATAGAATAGTTGAAGATGAGGATAAAAAGGTATTTCAATATTATATCTATGTCAATATCATTAATTTACCAACCAAAGAATTTACAGTTCTAATGAAAGAGGTAATAGGGAACACACAGAATGGTAAACAACTTATGGATACGATGTATTATGATTTATCAAAAAAATTAGATGGTGAAGAAGTCACAAATGAAGATTCAGAATTTAGAAGATTACTTGATGAACTTACCGCTGATGTATCGGATGAAGAGCTGACAAATTTCTTATCGAATCTGGGTATTTCATTGAATTAATAGGTCAATATTAGTCATTTATAAGAAAAGTGGTTAGAAATAGTCACTTTTTTTTGTATTTATATATGTATGAACCAAAAAATAGAACAATTAAAAGAAACGGCACGAATTATAGGTGACACTCCCTATGCGTTACGAACCTATCTTCAAACTTACGATAATACTCAAAAAAAGTTTGTCCCTTTAGATTTATTTCAAGATCAGAAACAACTTATTTACGATTACGAGCATTACAACGAAAATATCACTAAAAAATATAGACAGGCTGGTGTAACAACAGTTACTGCGGGTTGGGTTTCTAAAAAATTAGTAGTGGCTGACGAAAAAAATCCGGAAAAGGTACTTATCGTCGCAAACAAAAGGGATACCGCCATTGAAATGGCGACCAAAATAAAATCATTTGTAAAACAATGGCCAGACTGGATTAACCCCGGATTCGACCCAGATAAGAATTCTGAAAGTAGATTTAGATTATTAAATGGTTGTGAGGTTAAAGCCGTTGCAACATCTAAAGACGCACTTCGTGGTTTTACCCCGACAATTTTAATATTTGATGAGGCAGCCTATATCGAGGCGGGTGAAGATTTCTGGGCTGCTTCTATGGCTTCATTATCTACGGGTGGTAAAATCATTATGATTTCCACTCCAAATGGATATGACCCAATATATTATACCGTTTATGACCAAGCGATTCGTGGAATAAATGATTTTCATATTACTAATTTAACTTGGTATTTAGACCCTCGCTATACAAAAGATTTACATTGGGTTAAGACAACCGATATTCTCCATTAAATTTTGAATAGGGAATTATATAAAGATGACGAGGTATTAGTATTTGATGTTCCTAGGGAAAAGTATCAAGAAATGATTGATAGTGGTCATAAGCCATTTTCGAGCTGGTTCGAGGGTATGGCCAAAAAACTTAAATACGACAGAAGAAAAATAGCACAAGAGCTTGAATGTGACTTTTTAGGGTCGGGTGATGGAGTAATCCCAAGTGATGTTGTTGAAAACATCGTTAAAACAATGGTAAAACCACCAAACGAAAAATATATGTCTGGTTTGATGTGGCAATGGAAAGAACCCGTTCCTGGCCATCGTTATATTATGGGGGTCGATGTGAGCCGTGGTGATAGTGAGGATTTTTCTGCTATTAATATTATTGATTTTGAAGAAAGAGAACAAGTTTTAGAATATATTGGTAAAATACCGCCAGATGATTTAGCGTCCGTTGCCTATAAATGGGGATTATATTATAGTGCATTTATTGTGGTTGATATCACAGGCGGTATGGGCGTTGCTACATCAAGAAAACTACAGGAATTAGGATATAAGGATATGTTTATCGATGGAATAAACACAAAGGATATTTGGTCTTACGATCCAAAGATGTTGGAAAAGATTCCTGGCATTAATTTCAATAATAAAAGAACACAGATTGTTGCATCTTTCGAGGAAAATCTTAGACATAAGTTTCTTATTCATTCCCTTCGTTTTGTGAACGAACTAAACACGTTTGTTTATATAAATGGAAGGCCAGATCATATGAAGGGTTATCACGATGATTCAATCATGAGTATGGCCATTGCGCTATATGCTGGTGACATTTGTTTTAGCCAGTTGAAGAGAAATGAGTCTCAAAGCAAAGCGATGTTAGATGCGTGGGCATTATCAGAAAGAACATATGAAGCAAAAGAATCATTTTATAGTTATGGAAAAAGCCTTGACGCAATAGGTGGAATGACAATGCAATCAAATGAATCCATATTTCACGATCGCAATCCAATGAATGTAGGTAAAGAAGCCTACCAGCAATATTCTTGGCTATTTGGGGGGTATGGGCCTAAAAAGGACCAAGATTCTAATAACCATTGATTTTTTTAATAAAAAAGTTTAGATTATAATGAATAAATAACTTGTATTTATAGATATGGCAGATAAAAACGAATTAACAGTTTTTCAAAGACTAACAAAATCCTTTGGGTTTATGGGGCAGTCTGGTGAATACCCACCCTCATTTAACTTTTCAAAGGATGAACTTTTAAAAACCGACAGCAAAGAAGATTACGAAAACGCCCTTTTACAGGCACAACAAACAGCGTTTATCGCAGATAGATGGAAAAAGATTGATCAATCTTTATATAACCAATCTGTGTATTATGAGCCTAATAGATTATCAGCGTACTATGATTTTGAGTCGATGGAATTTTCAATTAGTTCAGAATCAATGATTTATACACTTGATGGGTTTCAAACAATAAAATCACTTGCGGATAAAGGTAGAGATTATGAGTTCATAACCTATGCTTATGACCACAACAAAAAACAGGTAGTTCCTGCGTTAGCTCGTAATGTTCATTATACTAGAGATGAAATGACATATAAAATTACATTCGATGATGGTAAATTTATCATTGCAACATATGGTCATAGATTCTTAAAAAGAGATGGTGTTTACGCTAAAGTGGAAGATTTGAAGGTTGGTGATAGTATGATGCCGTTTTATATAAAATCATTTTATCCTGAACAAAGATATAATTGGATTTATAGTTGTAATTCGAGGGTGGGGCATCAAGGATGGGTTCCAGAGCACACATTAGTTGCTGAGCATATGATTCGTCCCCTTGAAAAGAACGAGGTGGTACATCATTTAGATTTCAACGGGAAAAATAATTTAGTAGAAAATCTTCAAATAATTGATGGTTCTGAACACCAGGCGTTCCACGCTAGACATAATAATGAAAAATTATGGGCCAATCCCGATTATCGTAAAAAAATGAGCGAGGTTGCTAAAAAAACAGATAAGTACCATTGGAATGGTAAACGCTCAGGAGCAAATAATCCAGCATATTTTGAATTACAGATAAATGATGTTATAGAATCGGCGAAAAAATATATAACATTTCAAAAAGTTGTTAATGAGTTAAAAATATCCCGTCCTAAGATAAGACGAACAATTAACGCAAATGGGTATGTTGACTGGATAGATTTATTAGAAAAAAATAACATAGAAAAAGTTGCCACTCAAAGAGGCGCTTGCCCGAGTAATTCGAATCCTGGAATTAATAGTGCTCGTTACAAACACATTCCGTGGGATTTATTGGTGGACGTTGCATTATCAAGTAAAACCGCTCAAGAAACCGCAAAAAAATTAAATGTAACGTGGCATAAGGTAATGGATGACATAAAACGAAACGGATATAACAATTGGAAAACATTTGTTAATGCATACGACACTAGTAAATCAGTAAAGCAAGAGGAAGGTGTTATCGTCAATCATAAAATAATATCTATTGAACCGTATGGTGTTGTGCCCGTATACGATTTAACTGTTCCTGGTTATAAAAATTTCGCTACTGATAGTATATTTTCTCATAACACTCCAGAAGTTTCAGCGGCATTAGATATATATGCCGAGGAATCGACCACAGTATCCGAAAAGGGTGAAATATTAACAATACATTCGGAATCTAAAAGAATTAAATCTATTTTAACTGATTTATTTAAGAATGTACTTGATGTGGATACTAATCTACAAATGTGGTGTAGGGGTATGTGTAAGTATGGTGATGATTTCGTATATCTAAAAATAGATCCACAAAAGGGCATTGTTGGATGTCAGCAATTACCAAATATTGAAATTGAAAGAATTGAAGGTGCGACATCGAATACAATGAACGCTATGAATGTTTCCCTAGAAAAACCAACCAGAGAATTGAGATTTTCTTGGAAGAATAAAGATATGGAATTTCAATCTTGGGAAGTTGCACATTTTAGGATATTAGGTGACGATAGGAAACTTCCTTATGGTACGTCAATGTTAGATAAAATCAGAAGAATATGGAAACAACTTCTTTTATCTGAAGACGCTATGATGATTTATAGAATATCAAGAGCCCCAGAAAGAAGAGTATTCAAAGTATTTGTTGGTAATATGGAAGATAAGGATATCGAACCTTATGTACAAAGAGTTGCAAACAAATTTAAAAGACAACAAGTAGTTGACCAAAGAAACGGACAGGTTGATATGAGATACAACCAGATGGCTGTTGATCAGGACTATTTTATCCCTGTTCGTGATATATCTCAACAAAGTCCTATTGAAACATTACCAGGAGCCCAAAATTTGGGTGAAATAGCGGATATCGAATACATACAAAAGAAACTTATGGCTGCGCTTCGTATTCCTAAAGCGTTTTTAGGGTTTGAAGAAACCGTTGGTAATGGAAAAGATTTAGCATTAATGGATATTCGTTTCGCAAGAACTATCAATAGAATACAAAAATCTTTGATTCACGAATTAAACAAAATAGCATTAGTACATTTATATATTTTAGGATTAGAAGATGAGTTAAATAACTTTACGTTAGCGTTAACTAACCCATCTGCAAATTCTGACTTATTAAGAATCGAAGCTTGGAAAGAAAAGATTTTATTATACAAAGACGCAACGTCCGACCAATCACAAATTGGTATATTACCAGTGTCACATACCTTCGCTAAAAAGAATATACTTGGTATGAGTAATAATGAGGTAATTCTTGACCTACAACAACAAAGACTTGAAAGAGCTATTGGATATGAATTAACGCAGTCACAAACAATTATTAAACGTACTGGAATATTTGATGAGGTTGACAAGAAGTATGGTATTTCCGAAGAAGAAAGAGCTAGTATTCAAAAAAATCCACCACCGGCAGCCGGTGAAGAAGGTGGTTTACCGCCAATGGGTGGCGGAGGTGGTGGCGGTATGCCGCCAATGGGTGGTGGAGGTGAGCCAGGTATACCAGAAGTACCAGGAGAAACTGGCGCCCCGCCAGCAGCTGGTGCTGATACTACTCCATTAAGTGAGTCAAGAAAGGATAAGATTTTATCAATGCTAGGCGACACGCCACAATTAAATGACATATTTGATTTCGATAAAGCAAAACGAAATATTTATGAAATAGAAACAAAAATAAATGAAATTTTAAACGACTAAATATGAAAAATATCGGTAACATAAAAACAAAATTGCTGGGTAAATTAATTACTGCATATAGTAACGATCAAAAATCCGAAATCAAAGACATTATAAATTTGATTAAAGAAAACAAAGAATTTGTTGAACTATATCTGTTTTATGAGGAAATTGAAAAGAAACATATTGAGGATAGAGAGGTCGCAAAAGAATACATAGACGAAATAACACCAATCTTAAAAGAAAGAGCGGAAAAAGTTTCACAATTCTGTGATATATTAAACAAAAAAATAGGTAGTGTGTTGGATGAAAGTGTTGCTATAGCCGATGTAAATGTTCCTATTTATGCTGATTTGGATGTGTTATTAGAAACCGATAATTTATCCAACATAGACAAAAAATTAGTGGCGAAGAAAAATATTTTAAAACATTTATTAACGGAAAAAGAAAATGATGTTACCGAAAATCCAACATTAGTACAAAATGAAAATCTTTATCACGCATTACTTGTGGGGAATTTTAATTTAATTTTCGAAAACGAATTAACCGAGGACGAAAAGAAAGAGTTAAAAGAATTTATAGTAATTTCAGACCAAGAAATAAATACAAGAACCCAAAGCATCAAAGAAGAAATTTTAAGTAAAGTTTCAACTTTATTAACAGAAGATGCTGATTCTACTTTACAGAAAAAATTAGATGATGTGAAGAATGAAGTTTCTACGTTAACACCAACGAAATACAACCTATATAGATTGGTGCAACTAAATATGAATTTAGGGGTGTAATACAAAAATTTTTTGGTATTTCCAAATTTTTATGTTATATTTTCCAGTATTAACCAATAAAACTTTGTTAATATGAGAAAATTAAATGAAAACAGGCAAATTTATACCGATGGGTTTCCATCAAAATATCAAAATAGGGTATGGTACGATAGATTATAAAAACCTTAAAACTATTTACATAACATTGAATTCATGGGTGTCCCCAGAATTGATGGACGATTACAATCAAATAATTTCTAAAACTAGAAGAAGTATAAAAAATTTCATCTATAATACAGATGATTGTTGGTTTAAAAAAGAAAGTATCGTTGATTTAGATATACGAACTAAAGGTATTAAAAAAGAAAAAAAATCTTTTATGAATCTTGAAATTACCTTATTCGTTAAAAAACAATTTGATATAAAAGAAAAAGATGTAAAAGGTTATATAAAAAATTTGTCAGAAAGTATTATAAACAACCATCTTATCGATAAAAACTTGTTTAATTTTCACAAAAATAAAAATTAATTGGTAGTATCCGTGTATTTATAGAAAAATACTATAAATGACGGAATTAAAAGTACTGGGGCCTAAAGATATTGGTAGAGGAATCCTGATAGAGCACGATGGATTCATTTCCCCAGACGATATAAACAACAAACGCATTATTTCCGAAGCATTAAAGAATTTAGACTTCACAGAAGACTTAATTCTTTATGCCGTTTTACAAAAGCACGGCGTACCAAATAAAAACGGCAGAATTTACCCAGAATCTATTCTCAAACGAGAAATGGAAAAATATCAAATCGTCATAAAAAAAGGCGGTGCGATGTCCGAACTTAATCACCCTTCATCATCCCTTATTGATTTAGACAGAGTATCACATTCTATCCTTGAAACTTGGTGGGATGGTAATATTTTAATGGCTAAAATTAAACTTATTACTTCTCCAGGTTGGAGAAAGATGGGTATTATTAGTTGTAAAGGAGACCAAGCAGCGAATATAATAATGAATGGTAATACTTTAGGTATTTCGTCCCGTGGAGTTGGTTCATTAAAAAATGTAAGAGGACAGAATATTGTACAGGACGATTTTGAAATCGTATGTTTCGATCTTGTTTCTTCACCATCAACGCCAGGAGCGTATGTTTTTGCTGATCCTAGCGATCGTGAACAATATCAAGAGGCTGAAGAACGAGTATCAGAAGATCCAAAAATGGATAAAATGAAATCATTAATGAGCAATTTAAATAACTTTTTGGGTAAATAATGAATTTTATTCGATTATTTACTCCGAAAAGCAAACTTTTTATAATAACATAATATTTATATCTAAAACAATAAACAAATGACAAAACAAAAATCAATAGTAGAACAAGCGTTACTTCAAGTACAAAATCTTGAAGAGGCCGTTAAGCAAAATGCAAAAGGTATTCTTGCTTCCACGATGAAGGAAGAACTCAACTCATTGCTTAAAGAACAAAAAGAAGACGAGGATGAATTTAATCCTGAAAAAGAAGTAGAAGATGTACCAGCTGAAACTGGCGATGGAGAAACTTCAACTACAGACGAATTACCAACTGATGATGAAACATCAACAGAAGATTCCGATGAAGAACCAACTCTCGATGGCGTAGAAGATGGAGGTGAAGAACTTCCTGGCGACGAACTCGATAGCGACTCAGACGAAGATGATGAAACACTTGATATGACTGGAGCATCACCTGAAGAGGTTGCAAAAGTTTTCAAGGCGATGAAACCAGAAGATGGTATTGTAGTTAAAAAAGAAGGTGATAACATTTCATTAAATGTTGAAGAGCCAGGTGAGTATATCATCAAATTAGGTGAATTAGAAGAACAAATGGAAGAAAGTGGAGATTCTATCGGAGAAGAAAACATCTATGAAATTGAATTAGATGACGAAGATGGTGACGAAACTGGAACTCCAGCCGAATTCGGTGAAGAAAAAAATGATCCTTACTCAAAGAACGTAGGTAGTTCTTTAACCAAAGGTAGAACTGAAAAAGGCTTAAGCACAAGTAATCCAACAGGTAAAAAGCCTGAAACTGGTAAAGGCGAACCTTTCGACAAAAAGGAAGGTGAAACTTTAACAAAGGGTAGAACTGAAAAAGGTTTAAGTACAAGTAATCCTAATGGAAAAAGTGGAAAACCTGCAGCTAAAGAAGGTGATCCTTTCGATAAAAGCAAAGGTGATGTCGTAAAGAACCCTGTAACAACTTTGATTACAAAGACAGGAACAAGTAAAGGCGAACAAACCGAAGCGGCAAGGACCAAATTAAATCCTCACGGTGACAAAAACGAAGCACAAGACAGAACTGGTATAAAAGGTAAGAAAGTTTACAAAGCTGGTTCAAGTTCTTT